AAAAACATGAAAACATATAAAGCTATTGGAGTATGTGGAATGAGTAACGGAATAGAGATAGAAGGAAATATACATAAAACAGATGGTTGGGGTGTTTATCTTCTATGTAATCGAGGCGTAATTCATCTATGCAATAAGAGAACTTTAAAACTAAAGAAATGAAAGCAGACGAAGACAAATTACAATCAGCCGTTGTTACTTACTTAAAGCTAAATTATAATGCTTTGTATTGTGCTTCTCTTGGAGGGCAGTATCAGAAGTATAATTCTCAAAAATTGAAGGGTAAAAGGACTGGTTATGTAGCAGGGTTTCCTGATCTATTCATATACGAACCTAGAGGCGGTTATAATGGTTTAGCTATCGAATTAAAAGCTTTGGGAAGCTCACCCTTTAAGAAGAATGGTAACTATAAAAAGGATTATGGTATAGGTGGTAAACGATACAGTCAGACTGAATGGATAGAGAACCTTAGATTGCGAGGTTATAAAGCAGATTTCTGCACAGGATTTGATCAAGCAAAAGAAAAGATTGATAATTATTTCAGTATGTAATTAGTTCAATTCAAAAATTTACTTTAAATTAGCCAAATGAGAAACAAGATAAGAATAATGCCTCCTATAAACAAGCAAACATCGTTTGAGTTAATGTTTGGTTATGATGGAATAGAGCCAAAGAAAGCACAAAAAGCCTTAGTATATGAACGTAGTAAGGGAAAGTTAAACGGACAAAGTATTTAGAGAGCAAGCTACTCGAACGCTGCACACAAGTCCTATCGAAATCTGAAAAGGTTTAATTTTAACACGATAGGCAAATCTACGAGAGGTGACTGCGTGAGTGTCACTAAATCAACTTAAACCATAGGGGTTTAAAGATCAGCGTTGGGGAGGGCGGGATTCCTTCCCAACTATGGACTAGGTATCACTAGGATAGAGATAAATTCTTGTCTCAAATATAGGAGATAATAGAGACAATATCGCATATCGGAATACGGAATATAAACTAAAACAATAGACTAAGAGATGAATGAACGAGTCATTGACTACTACCTAGAGATAGGTTGGTGGATTCAAGTAAGTCCTTTAGCCAACGCAGGTTCTGGTTGGATTTGTGGAATCTATAAAAGAGGAAAGAAGACAGGTAATTGGGTTACAGAATCTTCTAAACAATTCGCTACACCACAAGAGTGTTACAATTGGGCTGACGAAGAAATACATAAACTATTAAGAAATTAAGATGAAAGACGAAAAGAAGAAACCAACAGAAGTAGCCGAAGCAATGTTTGAATCATGGATTGTCGATTTAGAAGATAAGGATCAGCCAGAAAATTGCTCAATTGATAACGAAGACTGTGAAGCTTGTGGATCCTAGTATAGAACAGAAGGTGTGTGCTAAGATGTTAGAACGTGCCAAGATGGGAAAGAACAAATACGGCACTACAATGGAGCGTACAGACCTATCAATTGATGAGTGGTTAACTCATGCACAAGAAGAGGCAATGGATTTGTCAATATATTTAGAGAAAATAAAAAGCGAGATAGCTTTAATAAGAAAATAATTACCTATATTAGCAACATATTCAAACGTAGTTGTTTTGTAAGGGGTGGAGCTTGAAACCTTCACCCCTTTTTTTATAACTACCAATTAAAGCAACTACTATGAAGGGTTTAATTAACAGAGTAATATTACAAGGTGGTAAAAAAGGAAAGAAAGTACACGTTATTAGACGTTACTTGGCTATTCATCACAATATAAAGGTCGGGCATAGAGTTATGCTCACAAGGTATGGGAATATTAAAAGAAGATTTAGCTCAACGATATAAAGAGATATACGATTTAGCTTTTAAAATTACTAAAGGCAATGACATAGATGCTCAGGATCTTACACAAGAGATTTATATTATTCTTCTGGAGTATGACGAAGCTAAATTAAAGTCTATTGTTGATAATGGGCATCTTATGTTTTGGCTTGCACGGGTAATGATGAATCAATATCGTTCTACTACTTCACTATTTCAACGTAAGCATCATCCGAAGTTATTAGATGAAAATGCAATTATTGCAAACTTAGAAGATGTTGTTGATGATAGCCAAGAGATAAAAGAATATAGGCTTGCTAATATAGCGAAGGCATTAAGTAAGCACCACTTTTACGATCAAATTATATTTAGTATCTATTACGATGGGAAGGGAACAGTTAGAGGTTTAGCCAAAGCAATGAACATCTCACCAACTTCTATCTTTAAAACTATTAAGTCGGTCAGAACTAGCATAAGGGATGAAGTTAAAGACAAGTGATAGAACTTACAATGAGAGGATAAGTCTATGCAACGCCTGCCCTCATTTTCGTAAGTCTTTAAGCCAATGTAAAAAGTGTGGTTGCTTTATGAAGATAAAAGCGAAGATTGCATTTACTAGATGTCCGGTAGGTAATTGGGAAAGGGAAAACGACCTTACAAAAGACCAACTATCTATATTGAAACGATTACTAAACCAGATAGGTACAGATAAGATTACGCATAACGATAACATAGGAGTGACCAACTTGTATAATGAAATCTTCGGAATGAATAAGCAAGCCTCTAAATGTGGTTCTTGTGTAGCTCAAACGATTAAGGAACTAAGAGAAGTACTTGCAGGATATGAAGATTGAAAGTAGAAAGATAAGTGAACTTAAATTCGCTGAGTATAATCCAAGAACTATAAGCAAGAAACAATTTAAAGACCTTGTAAACAGTCTTAAAAAGTTCGGCTTAATAGATCCTATTATTATTAATTCAAGTAAGGATAGGCACAATATAATCATAGGAGGGCATCAACGCTCACGTGCTTGGCTTGAATTAGGGAACGATACTATCCAATGTGTAATTCTTAATCTACCATTAAAGGATGAAATGGAGCTTAACCTTAGACTGAACAAGAACGGGGGGAAGTTTGATGATGATTTACTACTAAACTATTTTGATGAAGAACTATTATTTGAAGTAGGATTTAGCGAGAACGACTTTAATATTAACCTTGACAAATACGAAGACAATACTTTAGAGAATGAAACTAAAGATGTTTGCGAATGTTGTGGAGAAAAGATTTAATTATGTACATACCAATACTAATATTTGCAACGCTCGTTTGTATCTCAATTATCGTTGAAAATTATATCCGTAATAATCCGTAATATGAAAGAAAGTATAGTATTTGCAATCGCTGCATTATCAATTTTAATATTTATATTGTCATTTGTTCTTACACTTATGAAGGATAGAATTTACTTCTTAGAGCAAAGACTAGGGAATTATTGGAAGTTAGAGTGTGAGGTTCGGAGATTAACAAAAAGGTCAAATAAAGAAGATAAGCTAAAAGAAAATGAAGCGTATCATAAAAACAGAATGAAGAGTTGCGATAGTTGCGATAGATGAGAAAGCATACAAAAATATACTTAGAGTTCTTTAATTTTGATGAGTTAGATTATATACCTTGTGAAGTATGTTCAAGTCCTGCACAAGATATTCATCACATAGAAGCTCGTGGAATGGGAGGTTCTAAAGTAAAGGATTACATCGGTAATTTGCAAGCAGTTTGCAGACCTTGCCATATTAGGTATGGGGATAAGAAACAGTATAAGGAAATGCTTGTGGAAATACATTTAAACTATATGGATAAGTATGGTATCTAAGGAACAAGTGAAGTAATTTAAGGAACAAATGAGTGAAAATAAAGAACAAAACAGAACAAAACTAGCTAAAATTCAGATGCTCAATGCGTTAGAGAAAACTCTAGGAATTGTTACAGGTGCTTTAAAAATAGCAGACATAACGAGGACTACTTATTACTCTTGGTTAAAGTCAGATGAGGTGTTTAATGCAAAGGTTAAAGACTTGGACAACTTAGCTTTAGACTTCGCAGAGAGTAGCTTAATGAAGCAAATAAAAGAGGGCAATCATTCAAGTACTCAGTTTCTTTTAAAGAATAAAGGGAAGGATAGAGGGTATGGAGAAAAGCTTGCAGTAGATTTAAACGTTGAAGGTATTAAAATTAATATAGATCTTGGAAATTAATCCAGACTTCACAAGCAAACAAAAGGAGTGTTTAAGATTCCTATTCGATGACCATACCAACGAAGTTTTATTTGGTGGTGCTGCTGGAGGTGGTAAGTCTTGGGTAGGTTCTGCTTGGCTTGTGACTATGTGTTTGCGTTATCCTAAGACTAGATACCTAATGGGGCGTTCTAAGTTAGACGCTCTTAAAAAGACCACCTTAAATACGTTCTTTGAAGTTTGCGGTGCATGGGGTTTAAAGTCTGGAGAGCATTATACTTTTAACGGATCGAGTAATATTGTTTCATTTACAAATGGTTCTGAGATTATACTTAAAGATTTGTTCTTATATCCATCAGATAGGAACTTCGATAGTTTAGGTTCATTGGAAATTACAGGAGCATTTATTGATGAAGCAAATCAAGTCACGCACAAAGCTATTAATGTAGTACAGTCACGTATTCGATACAAGTTAGATGACTTTGCAATAGTTCCTAAGCTATTAATGACTTGCAATCCTGCAAAGAATTGGGTTTATACTGAGTACTATAAACCAGCTCAATTAGGTACATTAAAAGATTACAGAAAGTTTGTTCCTTCATTGGTAACTGACAATCAATTTATCTCAAAGCACTACGAAAAGCAGCTAAGTAAATTAGATGAAGTTTCAAAGCAACGTTTGTTGTTTGGAAATTGGGAATACGATGCTGATTCAGATTCATTAATCGATTACGATTCTATTTTAAACCTATTCACGAATAAGGGAACAGAAGGAGAGAAGTATATTAGCTGCGATGTTGCACGAATGGGTGAAGATAAGTCCGTTGTGATGTTGTTCGAAGGATTGCAAGTCGTAATGATTAAAACGTTTGACAAGAATACTATTACAGAATTAGCTGAGTACATTAGAGAGCTGCAAAAGAACCATCAAGTAAAGCTAAGTAATATCATTGTGGATAGTGATGGTGTAGGTGGTGGTCTTCAAGATGTACTCAGGTGCAAAGGCTTTATTAAT